GCTGCTCACGGCCCGGCCAACCACGATCAGTTACGGCGGCCTCGACTATGCCGCGTATGAACTGACAATCAACACCAAAGTAGTGCCATAGGGCTACTAGACTGCCAACAGGCTTGCAGCGAGCCTTCATCAAAAGGAGTTTCGCTACATGGCAACTGCAGTCACCTACCTCGCCTCCCCCACGTTTGGCATTGGTGCCAACCTTGCTGGCATCAAAGACCTGTCAGACCAGTGCAAGGCAGTGGTCATCACCAAGTCGCGTGAAGCGCTCGATGCCACATCGTTCGGTGTCACTGGCCGCCAGTACGTAGGCGGCTTGACCAACGTGACCGTCACAGCCACCTTGCTCATGGAGTACAGCGCAACGCCCGGCTCGTATGTCGATCTCACGGCCCTGGTAGGCACCAATGTGTACGTTGCGGTCAAGCCGACCAGCGCAGCTATCAGCGCCACGAACCCGGAGTTCCAGATCACTGGCGGCTACCTTGAATCGCTCGATGTTGTCAACGCCACGCTGGGCGAACTGTCCGAGATTGAAATCACCATCACAGGCGGAACCCTGGTCGAAGACGTGACCGCATGAAGTTCAACATCAAAGTGGCGTACCGCACCCCGGCTGGTGCGGTGGTTGAAGAAACAGTGGTTACAACGCTTGCGGATACCGCGCATTGGGAACGCAAGAAAAAGAAAACCGTACGCGACATGATGAACGGCATCGGCATCGATGACCTGGCATTCATGGCTTGGCACCGTCTCGTTGCGATGGCCAAGGAAAATCGCGATTATGACACTTGGCTTGAATGCGTCACTGATTTGGATGTGATTGAGGAACAATCGACAAACCCTACGGAAGCGGCAGCCTCCGCAGGCAGTTAGCAGAGTTGCTGTTGGCCACAGGCTGGTGGCCACCGGATATCAGATTCGATTACGAGGATTTGGCTACCGTGTTACTTCTAGCAAAGAAAGCGAACAAACGTGGCCGCTGAAACGACAATCCAGGTTTATGGCATCAAAGATGCCTTGAAAGAGCTGAACAAGATTGATAAGTCGTTGCGTCGCGAAGTGACTAAGGATTACAAAAAGATTGTCGCTGGCGTGATTGCTGATGCGAAGGCCGCGATACCGCAGCAGGCACCGTTGTCCGGGCTGAATCGCAGATGGAAAACCAAGTCTGGTTACGACATCATCCCTGAAGGCGGCTGGAACAAAGCGGTAGCCCAAAAACTGTTGGTAGCGAAAATCAGTACTCGTCGAGTCAAGGAATACCGGGGCGATTTGGTCAACGTGGGCACATTCAGGTTGGTGTGGTCAGGACTCGCTAACCAGACGTTTGACATGGCTGGCCGTAAACGAAGCAATCCGCTTGCGCGCGCGTTGCAGTTGCGTTTCGGTACCGCATCACGTGTGATGTGGCCATCATTTGAGCGCAACCGATCACAAGTGGAAGCCGAGATGCTAAAACTGTGTGAAGGCGTGATGAAGGAAGTGAACCGCAATCTGGTGACTAGCAAAGGTTCGTAGGCTGTAACGATGGCCGTAAGTATCCCTATTGTCTCCGAGTTCGACTCGAAGGGCATCAAGTCGGCCATCAATGAGTTCAAGAGCCTTGAAGGCGCTGGCGCTAAGGCTCAGTTTGCGCTCAAGAAAGCCGCAGTGCCTGCAGCTGCAGCCCTGGCTGGTTTAGCGGCCGGGGCAACGCTGGCAACTAAAGCCGCGATGGAAGACTTGAAAGCACAGGAACTGCTTGCCCAGGCGCTCAAGAACACCACAAATGCCACCGATGAGCAGATTGCCGCTAATGAGCAGTTTATTGCCGCCACAGAGCGCGCTGCGGCCGTATCTGACGAGATGCTGCGCCCAGCCCTCGGCAACCTTGTCCGGGCCACTGGGGATGTTGAGGAAGCCCAGAATCTGCTGGCAGTGGCGCTCGATATCAGTGCCGCGACAGGTAGCGATCTAGAAAGCGTCAGCATCGCACTGTCAAAGGCCGCCAACGGTCAAGTCACAGCCCTGCAACGTCTCGGCATCCCATTGGATGAGAACGCGGTCAAAGCCAAAGACTTCAACGCCATTTTGGGCCAGTTGTCGGAGACGTTCGGCGGTGCTGCGTCGGCATCAGCCAATTCGTATGAAGGCCAGATGCGTCGAGTGGCTATCGCTATCGATAACACCAAAGAGAACATTGGCATGGCGCTCATCCCGGTGGTCGAGCGTCTGCTACCAGTACTGGACAAGGCTGCACAATTTGTACAGAACAACACAGGCGTTCTAGTCACATTTGGTGCCGTTATCGCCACCGTGTCGGCTGCAGTGCTGGCAATCAACTTGGCAATGAAGGTGTACACAGCCAGCCTGATCGCGGCCAGAGCTGCACAGTGGGCATTCAACGCGGCAGTCGCAGCCAACCCGATTGGTGCAGCCATTGTGGTAACGGCAGCATTTGCGGCCGGGCTGGTGTACCTCGAATCCAAGACCCAAGCAGTTAGTAACAGTTTCGCCCGGTGGGGCGCTGTACTTACTCAAGTGTTGGGGCCGCTGTACGCAGTAGTCGCGCTGATTGGCAAGATATTCAATATTGGTGATATCAAACTGCCAAGCCTTGACAGTCTGATACCGAAGTTCAATGTGCCTAACACCACGCCAGGATTCGTGGCACCGAGATTGCCCGGGCCTGACAGCGGCCCTGATTTGCTCGAGCGCAGTTTCTTGCGGCCTCAAACGCCTGGCACGTTGCCTGTGGTGCCTATCGTGCCGATTGGCGGCGGTGGCGGCGGCGGTGGTCGAGTAGGTGGCGGCGGCGGTGGCGTAGGAGGCGGCCAAGACTTAGTGACCATCATGGGTGGTGGTGGCGGCGGCCTGGGTGCAGTGCTGGGTACCGAGGCAGTTCTGGATGGTTTGACAGGTGGTGGTGACGTAATCAGCGTCACCGTGAACACTGTGACAGCACCATCCGATTTGGGTGACACCATCGTGGATGCACTGGTCGAGTACAACCGTCGCAGCGGCCCACTGCAACTGGAAATCGCCTAATGGCCACATCCGTAGTTCAATCCGGCGACTACCTGCTCGAACTTGACACAGGTTTCCAAGTTGACGCATTCCTGCTTGATGACGCACTCAAAGGCGTAATAGGCAATACCGACTATGTGCTTGATGGCACTACACAGTTCGCTGACATAACACCATTCGTTACTGACATTCGATACAAACGCGGCCGCCAACGCACTGACTACCAATTCGGTGCAGGCACCATGTCATTCAACATGCTTGACGAAACAGGCATTCTGGGGCCGTATGACACCAGCAGCCCTTATTACGACCCGGCCAACAATGAGCCAGGACTAGCCCCATTACGCAAAATCCGCCTGTCGCGTGATGGCACCTATCTGTTCACAGGCATTGTCACCGGGTACGACTACAACTTTGTCCTGGGCGATCTGGACAGCGTGACAGTCATATGCGCCGATGATTTCTACCGCTTGGCTCAAACGCAGCTTGATACCTACAACACGACAGCAGAATTATCTGGCAGCCGCGTCACAAATGTTCTAGACCTGCCAGAAGTCGATTACCCAGCAGGCACACGCAGCATCGCCACAGGCACAGTTGAATTAGGCGGCACTGGTCAATACAACGTGGATGCAGGCACCAACACGCTTGGCTACTTGCAGCAAATCAACGAGGCTGAGCAAGGTCGCCTGTTTATGGCCGCTGACGGCACTCTCACGTTTGAGAACCGTATCGGCCAAACGCTGAGCGGCTCGGTGGTCAGTTTCAAGGATGATGGCACAGGTGCCGGGTACACCGATGTAACCATCCAGTTTGATGCTGATCGAGTCGTCAACCGTGCCTATGTTGAGCCGTTGAGTGGCAGCAGCGCTACCGCAACCGACAACACGAGCATCACCAAGTACTTCATCCAGTCGCGTTCAATCACCAACAGCCTTCTGCACATTTCAGGCGAAATCACAGCCCTAGCCAACTACTTGCTCGAACCTGACCCTGAGCCGCAATACACCAGCGTCACTACGACATTCAGCCGCTTGACCAGCAGCCAGCGTGATGACGTTGCCAGCGTCGATATCGGTGACACAATCAGCATCGAGAAACAGATACCGGGGCTGAACAGCCAAATTGCTGAGGAGTTGGCCGTTGAGGGCATCGAGGGCCGAATCACCGTCTCAGGCGGCCATGTAATCACATTCTTTACCAGCGCAACAACGATTGTCTATGAACTGATACTTGATGACTTACTGTACGGCCTAATTAATGACACGAACGTATTAGGATGAGGTAACTATGGCATTGCACACATTCGTTGCTGGAGATGTACTCCTGGCACAGCAACTCAATGACAGTTTCGCGGCAGTAGGCGGATTGAAACTGGTATCTGCTACGACTATTGGCAGCGCTGTTTCTAGCGTTACGGTCACTAACGCATTCAGCAGCACATACGATAATTATTTGATTACAGCGGCCGGCGGTGCCGCATCAACGGCAAATTATGGCGTGCTGAAATTAGGTGCAACGACCACGAATTATTATCAGAAAGCAATCTTTGGCGCATACAACAACAACACCATTGCTGGCGGCGGTTTGGCAAATACTGTCGCTGGATTCGATGGCGCCTTGCGCGGAACAACAAACACTTTGCACATGGTTATCACGCTTATTGGCCCAAATCTTGCGAAAAATACACACATGTTCCTAACTACTGCACAAGGTTCGACTACAGGATTTTTCGAGACAAGTGGCGGCTATCTGAACGATTCAACTCAATACACCGATTTCACCTTGACTGCCAACACTGGCACATGGACAGGCGGCGTCATCCGGGTTTATGGATATCAAAACAGTTAGGGCTAACAAATGAGTTACAAAGTTCAAATCAACGACACGGTGCGAGACGCAACACCCGACGAGGCCGCCATTATTGACGCGCAACGCGCACAAGCCGAAGCACACGCAGCCGCAGTTGAAGCGCAAGCCGCAGCCAAAGCATCAGCACGAGCGAAACTTGCAGCACTCGGTTTGACCGACGATGAAATTGCCGCACTGGTGGGCGCATGAAGTGGCAGCACGTCTTAGAGGATTGGTGCAAAGCATTCGTCGCTGGAAGCGTCGCCGTACTTATCACAAGCGAATACGATCTAACAAACGCGCTAAAAGCCGGGCTCGCAGCCGTACTGCCACTGATCTACGCAT